GAACGGGTTCCCACCGCCGCGCGCTCCGGCTTCGAGGAATAGCGCGTAAAACTGTCGAGCGCGGACGGCGAAACCCTCGCCCGACTTGAACGGATAGGTCCGGAGGCTGGCGCGGAGCGCTCCGGATGCGCGGACGGGCGGCTCTCCCGGCGACGACGCGCGATAGGTTCCGCCCTTGTCTCCGCGATAGTGCGTCACTCGTCCTCCGCCGCCGCTCGCGTTGATCAGGCGTTGCGTCTTCGTCTTCACGTCATTGCCGGCGGAGCGCATGAGCTTCGTCATCTCGCGCTTGTCGATCTTCACCTCGCCCCAGGACGTCACGGTCAGCTTGAGGTCGCTCATCTCGGTCTCGGGATGCCGCCACCGACGGCGCAGACATAAAGATCGTATAAGAAATAAATGATGAAAATGATCACCACGACCGCGACGATGATCCGGATCACTTGCATTGCGACGGTTCCGGCCCAGCCCAGCCAGCCAAGGACGATCGGCAACAGCAGCATGGCGATCGCGACGAAGCCGCAGACGACGACGAGCCAGACGAGCAGTTGAACGAGCCACGCGACGCTAAAGCACATTGTCCCCTCCCTGGATCGGCAAGATCCCCGGTGGCGCTGCCGCCGCTCCGTCATAGGGTTCGGTCAACATGGCGTTCAGGGTTCCGTCCGCGTCGTCCGGCAGGGTCCGCGAGTGTTCAAGCTCGCACTCCATCCGGAGGAAGCGCTTCCGTCCGGCGAGTTCCATCGTCCTCCGGACGCGATAAAGCTCGCCACGCAGCGATCCGTCGTTCGCGCGTTCGGTGACTCGGGTGACGACGTCGATCGTCGGCGGATAATCCTGCCAGCGGATCGTGATCAGATGCGTCACCGGTTGGTCGACTTGCGTCGATTGATAGAACGTCGAGGGGAAAGTCGGTTGAATGTCGGCGCTGACCGAGGCGACGCGGACGAGCGTCTCTTGCAGCGCGAGGTCGTCGGCTGGCGTCTGATCGCGGCGATAAAGCGTCACCTTCCAGCGAAGCGCTCCGATCCCGGTCGAGGCGGTCAGTTGACCCGAAGGATTATCCGGCAAAGGCCGAGGCCCGCCCCAGGCAGAAGCCCACAAAGAGAGTTCCGACGAGATAGAACATGTGAAGCGCGAAGAACGTCATCCCGAGAACGTCCAGAGACGGTAGGGCTGCATCAGGTTGCGCGCGAAGGCGGGCATCGTTCCGTCGACGTCGCCGCGTTGTTCGTAAAGGAACGCGGTCAATAGCAGGATCCCATGACGGATGGGCATCGGCACGGCGTTCGGGTCCGCGTCGTCATAGCCAGCGGTGAAGTCGATCGACATGGACTGTTGCGGGATGCGCGGCAGGAGCGCGGGCTTCACCGAGACATACCCCGGCTCGACCATGAGGTTCAGATCATAGTCGGTCGGGTCCGCGATCTGCATGTCGCCGAGCGGCCCCCAGGTGATTTGCTCGACGGATTTCGCTGGCGCGCGCGGAAGCTCGATCGGTCGCTTCACCAGCGGCGGCCAGTTCAGCGGAAACACGATCAGCGATTGCGGGACGAGCGGCGTCGCGGTCGGAGGCGGCGCCCAGGTCACGTTGAATTGCAGCTTTTGCGTGAACAGCGCGCGGTTCAGGAACGCTTCGGCCCACAGGCGCGCGCTGGTCACATACATCGCGACGAGAGTGTCGTCATAGTCGGAGTCGATCCGGCAATGCTGGCGCGCGAGGTCGATCGGGATCGGTTCGGTCGCGGGCGGCGTGATCACGCGGAGCGCGGCATACACGACGTTACTTCCTCACCACTCCCCCAGGCTGCCGCAGCGGGCCGGAGGAAGGGGGGAGGGACCCGTCCGGCTCCGCTGCGGCGACTGGCATCGGCACCAACAGGTCGAGGGGCTGTGCCAGTCTCTTGGCGTGGAGTTCGCGCGCTGCGTAAAACTCCACCGCGATCAACTCGCCCACGTTGTAGTGCGAGAAGCGCTTCACGACACGCATCCGCACCTGTGTCCCTGTGACGACTTCGCTCATGTCAGGTTCCTTTAAGCGACGACGACGGCGTTCGACGGTGGCGCTGCCGTCGAGCCGATCGCGTTCGTCGCGGTGACGATGCACGTCGCGGTGTGGCCGACGGCGGGAGCCAGGACGTCATAGGTCGGGTCGTTGGTGCCGACGTCCGCGCCGTCTAGCTGCCACTGGTAGGCGTAGGCGGTCGGCGTGCCGTCCCATTCGCCCATCGTGCAAGTGAGAACAGCCCCGGCCTGCGAAACGTGCGGGACGGCGACGTTCGCGGGCGCGTCGGTCGGTGGCGGCCCAGCCCCGGTCACGCCTAGATCGGCGAGGCGTTGCGCTTCCTCGACGGTAAAGGCGGCGGACTCTCCGGCGTTATAGCTGGCAAAGTGTTGATTGAACGTCACCACTTGATCCCGTTCCGGGATGCCTTCCACCGACATTGTGCGTCTCCCTGTTAGATCGGATCGGTCAGCGGCGGCGGCGCGTTCGCCCCGGTCGCCAGAGCGGGCCTGATGGCGGCGGCCTGCGACCACGTAGGATTGAGCGGTTGCGTCGAGTAAGGCGCCCCAGGCGAGCCTGGAACCCCGGAGAAGGCCCAGTCCTGCGTCAACAAGACGACGAGGGACTGAAGGTGCCGCATGTTGCAGTCATGCTCCGCGATCACGCGGAACAACGACTGATCGCGCTGGAAAGCCGAGACCATCGAGACCCCGTCATTGTAGGCCGCGACGTCCGAGGCATCGACGACGACGTTGTATGTGTCCGCGATCACAAAGTCGGCCATGTCGACGAAGTAGACCTCCGACGCCTTCGTGAAGGTCGTCATGACGAGGTTAGTCGGAACCTGTTGCGTCAGGCGGATCGGATAGCCCTCGAAGCGTCCGGCCTGGACCTCGTCCTTGAAGTAGAACCCGCCGACCTGATCGCGGGCGGTCGCGAGGAAGCGGGCGATCGTCGGAGCCATGATCCAAGTCGGGCGGATCATCCGAGACATGCCATTCTGCAAGGCCAGGATGGCCGCTGACGCCCCTGAGAGGATGGCCGTCAGTTGGTCTCCGGCTGCCGGGGTCGCGGGCATGGCGGCGACGGTGATCAGGTTCGCGGGCAGCACCAGATGGCGCATTCCGATCGGACCCTTGTCGGTTCCGTCACCCCGGAGGAAGGCGAGGTCCTCGCGGCGGGCGATGGTCTGAACGAGGTCGTCGCGGACGACTTCCTCGACGCCGATCGGCGCGCGGCGGATCAGGTCGTTCGAGACGGGCACCATCGCCGTGAGCTTCTTCGCGACGAAGTTCACGTCGTCGAAGCGTTCTTGTGAGATCGCGATGTCGTCGGTCTCGTTCTGGTAGGCAGCGGTCGCTCCGCCAGCGAGGCGCGGGATCGTCAAGTTGCCCATCGGCATCCCGACTTCCATCGGGTTCCCACCCCGGACGGCGGTCGAGGCACGGAGCAGCTCGATCAGGTCGGCCATGAAATCCTGCGGGATCAGCGCGCCGCCCTCTCCGGTGACGTTGCTCACCAGCGCGCGGGCGACTAGGTCGTCGCCGAAGCGGGTCGAGATGAACTCCGCTGCCTTCTCCATCGAGACCTTGTTATACCGGGCGTGCAGGAGGCCGAGGACGTAGCGCGTCGCCCTGATCCCCCGCTTCTCTTTCAGTCCGGCGTCCGGATCGCGCCTCGCGCGCGCTGGCGCCTTTGCGCCCCCGCCGACGCGGAAGCTATCGCTCCGGCGATCCAGCCCCTTGTCTCCGTTTCCGTTGTCCTCGTCGTCCTCGCCGTTCGCGTCCTGTGCGCCTTCGGCGGCGGCCTGCATGGCGGCGGCAACACGCTGCAAGCGCTGGTCGATCGCGGCGAGCGCGGAAGCGAGTTGATCGAACGTCGTCGATTGTTCGGCGGACAGCGGCTCGTCGCCGTCGTCTTCTTTGACGATCGTCGTCATCTTCTCGACGATCTTCGCGCGCTCGCGCTTCAGTTCGCGATGCTTCTCAGACATGGTCGACATGGTTTGATGCTCCACCTGTGCGGCGCGTTCGCTCCACTGCGAGTAACAGACCGCCGCGCGTTGATCCGGGTCGTCGTATTCGTTAGCAATTTCGGAAATGCACCTACCAATGAAGTCGCTCTCGCTCTCGCCTTCGTTCGGACTTGGGATTGGCAAGGATTGGCCCTCCCTTGTATGTCCTGTAAGGCCCGCGCGACTTGCTGTTCGCCAGCGCGCGCTTGCGGATCGTTACCAACGACTGCTTGCGGCCACGTAGCCACGCACCGAAGTCGGTCCCATTCCGTAATGCGTCTTGCGTGTTATCCGCGACGCTGCCCCACGCGAGATTGTCCGGGCGATTGTTGAACAGGTCGTCGTCAAGATGGCGGGCAAGGCTATGTTCCGGGTTAGGCGACGGCCCCTTGAACGCCAGCAAGATCAATCGTCCGGTTCTGATAGACACATTCCGACCGCCAATCCAAAGTTGGGACTTACCAAATTTGTTGACGGTCAGGACGCGGCCAGACTGCGCATTGCGCACCTGTCCGCTGTCGCTTGCTTCATATCCGGCGAACCCTGGTATGGGCTTCCAGAGATTAAGCATCCTGCATTGCCAGTGCCAGTTGGAGCATTCGCCTGCGGCGCGCTCGCGCTCTTGTTTGTTCTTCATTGAGGGCGGTCAGTTCCTCGCCCGTGACGGGCGGAGTGTCGGCGGCGATCGCGGTCCCTTCTCCGGGTCCTGGCGGGTCCGCGAGCGCTTCCGGGTTGGCGGGAACGGTGACGACGGAAAGCTCGACGAGTTCCTGTTCCTGAAAGTCGATCCCAGGGAACCAGTCGTCGGCTCCGCGCGACTGGTCGTTCGTATAGTCCCACTTGATCGGGCGGAACCCGACGCTCGTCGCGGCGATGAAGCCCTGGCGCGCGAGGCGATAAACCGACTCGGCGAACTGGCCGCCTTCCGGGGTGTCCTCCGGGATGAACTCGACGGTCGCTTTCAGTCCGCCGTCCTCGATCCGGAGATCGAGCGCGCGTCCGATCGGAAGGCGCGACGCGTCGTGTCCCCATAGCACCACGGGGTTGCGGCGGAAGTTCGCGAGGTCCCAACCGGCCAGCGCGATCCGGTCCTGTTCACGGTCGACGCTTTCGGTCGAGATCGTGAAGCGGAGCGCGCGGAGATCGCCGCCGACCTGTCCGGCTGGCGCGATGATCTGCTTCCGGACGCCGACCGCTGCGCGGGTCACGTTGCGGCCCCGGTTGATGGTTTTGAATCGCGTGGCGCTAACTATTTGCATCGGTCGGTCCCGGTTCCGGTTTCGTCGGAGCGGCGGAGGGCGCGTTCGCGGACTCGGCTGGCGCGGTCGTGGTCTGTGCGAGGTTGTCGGAGGGAACGGCGGTATTCAGCGGGACGCGATATTCGTCGCCGGTCCCGTCCGTGATCGG